TAAGAATTGGTAGAGTCTAATATAGGTGTGATATTATTCTTATCATAAATAATATCGGGTAAGTTTTTTGGCATATAAGATTTACCTTCCTTTACTCTTCTTTTGCTTAATTTTATTGTCTTCACACAATAAAATAAGATTTTAAACTAAACGAAAGGATTTAGATGTATGAAAAATTACAATAGTACGAATAATGTCAATCCGTTGACTAATCTGTACAGGTCCTTTATGGTTTTATTAAAGCATATCACTATTAAATATACTGGTACTGCTGAAGATAATGAAACTTTTGAATCTAAAATGAAAGCAGATGAATACTTAGATGCTTTACATAAAAGAGATACATTTGAGTCATATTTGGAATATACTGAAATCGAAATGAGAGAAGTTGGAATTATCTTAGATAGCATTATTCATGCAGGTTTAACTGGTGATCTTAATAAAATACCAAAAGAATTCAGAACTCCTTTATTGGAGAATAGAAGAAATTCTATTATAAAGAATTATGAAGAAAAAAATAATTATTATAGAATGCTGAATGGATATCCTGATATAGGAGATAAAGATTTCTTATATCCACCAGAAGATGTAATTCTTAATTATAATCTAAGGGCAGATATTCCTATTCACCGTATTCAAGATTATTATAATTCTGTAAGTCATGGTCAAGGAGATTATTATATTTCTATTATAGAGGGGTATGGATATATAGATGAGTTATATAAAAAGAATCCTAGTAAGAAGTATTTAAAGTTTATTGGTTCTAATAGAATATCTATTGATATTGCTAGAAATGCTAAGAACTTCCAAATAATCCAGTTAAAAGACTCATCAGTTAAAGATGTTCTTATAGATGAATTTATCAGAATATATGAGCAATGTAGAGAATACTTTATAAATATAATTTATGTATATCAGTATAGAAGTTTTTTCAATAAGTATGATAATGTAATAGCAATGATGATAATGGTAATGACATTACAACAGATAAATGCTCAACAGTTATCTTCTTATATAAATAGAAACTTCTTTGATATATATGCAGTTAAAATGCTATATGAAGCATATAATGTACCATATAATCTTAATATAGATGAAGATACACAAAATAACTTATTGAGAAACTTAAATGTATTAATACAGAATAAAGCTACTGATAAAGTTATTTATAATATCTCTAACTTATTAGGATTTTCAAATATCAAAGTATATAAATACTTCTTAGCTAAAGAAAGATTATTTGATATTTATGGAGTACCAATAGTAAAATGGACTACTAGATTTAATACAGATACTGGTGAAGTTGAAAAGATACCTGATTACAAAGCAATGTATAAGTTATACTTCCAGAAGTTTGAAGTAATGGATGATAACTTCTTATTGACTTTTGATAAACAGGCTAACCATGTAGAGTATAATGATGTAGTTAAAAATGACCCATTCTGGATTGAAGACCAGAATCTTGAAAGAAGAATATGGGAAAATACATATAACTTTGTAGAGAGTAAATATTTAGGTATGGGTGTTTCTTATAAGATGACTGATATCATGTATGAGAATATAATAATGCTTAAATTACTTCTACAGAAGAGAAATGACTTAACAGATGTTACTATAAAACTACCAAAGATAACAGGAGAAACTCCTATTCCTATTTTTGATATAATAGTAACTTTATTATGTCTTACAGCTTGTAAGCATAAATTATATGGAGAGATAATATCAGTTCCTACTCAAGTTATATCAGTATTAGATTATGTTAGAAATCATGAGCAATATGATTACAACTTAGATACTCTTAAGTTTAATTTTAATTATTTCTTTAATCCAGCTGCTAGAGATAAAAATGCAGATAGTGAGAATTTAAAGAATCAGTTAGTTAACTTTATGAAGTCTCCTAAAGATGGTTTGTTACCAGATACATTTCAATTTAATTTTGATTATCTGAAATTAACAGACCCTGAGACAATAAAAAAACTTGAAAGAATTAAAAAGATATTAGACCCATCTGATTATGATAAATTTGTTAATTATGTAAATATCATAGAGCAGGATACTGCTACAGCTAGTGATAAAGTAAAAGCAATTAATGATATTTATCATAATATAAAAGAATTAAAAACTCTTCTTAATTATTATCTTACAAAGATTATTGATAAGAGAAGAGATTATGAAATGATGAAAACTCTTTATGATGCCTTATTCTATTCTACAGAAGTGAGTGAAGTATTTACTATTACTGGAGAAAAAACTGGTATAAGAAGAACAGCATTTACTTATTTCGAATTCTTATTCCATTTAAACCCTTATTTATATTCATCGTTATTCTCTGTTGACTTTAATAAAGAATATGATAAATACTTAAGACAGAATGGATTGAGTTATGCTAATTATTCAAGAACCAGATTTATGGAAGATGTAGAGAAAGGTAATATCTTTATAGATTATAGTAATTTTAAAGATGTTGCTTTAGATTATGGTGAAGCTGATTCTAAAGAGAAAATATATTTCTATGTAAATCATATCATAGGAAGATTACAAACTATATTAAAGGATATTCAATATCTATTCTTGATGAATGATGATGAAAACCCTTTATCAGAATTATTACTTAAATTAGTTAGATTCTTTAAATCATATACTGTAGATGTAATCAATATGGATACTTTAATTATAGCAGATACAAAACCAGAAAATGCTATGAAGTATTTTGATGAAATACATTATATGAAGAAGTTAATTCAAGTACCAGAGAAAATGCATACATCATTTGACGATGTTGTTAATTTAATGGTAGTTAGATTTTTAGCTAGTGAAAATAAGAATGCTAATGTATTGAAGTTTAAAGATAAATTTATATCTGAAGTATTAATTAGATTAACTCATAGAAATCTTAATTCAATAAGATTAAAAGAGAAATTTGATTTAAGAAATAAAGATATAGAAATAGATAGTAATGTCAGTTTATATGATATAGCTAAAACTGATAGTACTTTAAAAGTAAAAGATAAAAACCCATTACAAATATCTGATAAGATAGTTAGAATGTGGTTTGAATAAAATAGATAGGAGAAATCTTTTAAATGGCTAAGACATTAAACCTTAATGATTGTGTTAAATTTAATGATAAGATAAATAATAATGGTATCTGGGCTACTACAGAAGTAATTGGTGGTTATGGAGAAATTCATAATAATCCGAATGGTAAGTCTACTCTTGATGAGGAGATATTTAGAACAAAGAATATTGTTCCAATTGGTGGAGTTTCTTATGTAATGGAACAGATGTTTGGAGTAAAAGATAACCAGATAGAAGTTCCTACTGTTTATAGTACAGATGGAATTGGAATAATTAATTCAGGTAATCCATCAGAAACTTATGATATTCCTGGTGGTACAAAATCACCTCTTTATAGACACGGACATTATGTACAGTTATTTGGTATTGGTATTACTGGAACAGCAGAGAATGATATCAGTATCTATAAACCAGATTATAGAGAGAATGGTATTAAGTTAAGTAAAGTTAATGCAGATGGATTAACTGTAACAGGAACAATGTTACCATTCAGATTTACTCAAGCTGTATTAAACTCTCAAGAGAGATTACAGTACTTTGGTAAAAAAACAAATCCAGATGGAGTAACTGGTTATTACTTAAAGAGATTTGAGAATGATCCAGTTATTAAGCATATATGGAAAACTGGAGAAGATATAATAGATGAAGAGAATGAAGTATTAGTACCTACAGATAGTGTATGGAGTAATACAGCAGGATTGAATACTGTAGAAACTTTCACAGAGTTTTTCTTAAAGATAAATAAGAAAGATGTAAAAGAATGGTTCATCAATATAGAGCAGGAAGACAGAACAAGAATTAATACACTGGCTTTATTTACAGGTCAGTATGTTAAGGGAAGTAATCCAGCTGATTATGGTGACTATAGAGATGTAAGATTATTCTCTAAGTTGTGTATCAACCCAGAGTACTTAAATCTTAATAAAGATTTGAATATCATATACAGAGTATATGGTGCGTAAATAAAAAAAAATAAACAGCCGAAGCTGTGGGATGACGATTATTCTTCGTCATCCCAATCTTCTTCTTCACCCCATAATGGATGGAGTCTATCGAAGAGCTCTTTCGCCCTCCACCCCATCCACCTATATGCAGCAGACCATCTGTAGTCCCATCTGCCATTATTGCAGACCCATAATTTCATGCACGGTCCGCATGCGGCTTCAGCCACAGCATCTGAGACTACCACATCAGTGATATTTCTACCACTGAATTCTGGAAATACAGCATTTACCACTCTTCCTGAAAGATGAACAAACTCTGGTTTCACCCAAAATCCTTTAATATTCTTTCCGTTTTCGTATGTTGCAAATTTATTTCTTTTCATTATTTCGTCCTCCTTATAAGACTACAATTATTTTATTAGTACACGAAAATAATATATTATCAGATATCCCACTTTACGGATTTAAGACTAACTAGAATATTATTATTATTCTAGTTAGTCTCTTTATCTATTCGTATTTCTTAGCTCTTTCCTCATAATACGCAAGTAGTATTAATAGTAATCTATATATCTTCATGTGTTGAGGATATATACTCAACTCCGTATTATATTTAAGAACCAATTCGGATACATCGCCATTATTTATTTCTTCTATTATATCAACAATATTATTTCTATCATGCTTTTTAACAATATCGATGTATGTAGATAAAGCCATTTCTACCATACTAATATCGGGCTCAGTAAAACGATGAATATCCATATCATTTATTAAGTTAATTAAACGAGTTACTATCACAGAATCATCATCAAATCTGGATTTAATACAATTGATAAAAGAGAATAAGTTATCTTTAAATTTATAATTCATATTCTCTATAATATTCATGATATTGAGTATAAGTTTATTATCATCAGCATCTATTTGAATCCTTTTATTTATGAGAGGTCTTAACATAGATAAATAAAATAATGTGTTTAGACCAGTAATAAAGTTATCTGGATCTTTATTATACCTACTCACATATTCACCAATAGCAAATTCTTTAACAGGATATACTGGTGAATATTTTCCACCCATTTCTTCATATAGCTGTTTTGATAGAGTCTCAATCATACGCATCTGTTTACACGTAATACTATCGAAATTCCATTTAAGTATATTATCCAATACTATTAATGCTTCTTTTTCTTTATTACCATACGTACAATAAGTATTCAAATCCTCAAACTCACGAGCAATTACACCTAATTCAGCTCTATACATATTTAAATAATCTTTAAACCTATATTTGTTATCCATAAAAACCTTCCTTTCTTTATTATAAGGGTTATTCTAATTACAAGAACCCATTCATAACAAAAAAGAAGCTAGAAATTAATCTAGCTTCTTCTTCACTTATACATGTATTTCATTCGGTCTTCTTAAATACTTAGTTTCAACTGCATTATTAGCAAACACATATAATATATTTAATCTATTAGCATTATTTTTTAACATTACTGTTTGTTCTGCACCATTAAACATTATTTCTATAGTATCAATCTTATCCAATAATCCTTTTAAATTAGGACTATTTAGTTTACTATCTTTACTAGATAATGTCTTCATATCATCAATAACATTTTTATCAATTTTGGCATAAATCATATCTAGTATATTTTTAACTCTTTCTAGCTCTATGGATTTAATAACACCCCATACTTCTCTGTCTATACATTTATTAGCATATTTCTTCATATTAACCCATCTATGCTTTTCAAATGAATCTACCAATCCATATAGTACTACTTTTAAGTCGGTACATACTAAACTATCAACTGCTTGTTTTATTTTACTTATCATGTGATTATAAAACCCTTTCCATTATCAATAATTTAAGTAGTTGTGATTGAAGAAAAAATGAATGGAGTTTATAATAAACTCCACCCAAATTATCTACCTACATTTTTTATTTCTAAAATATTGATAAAGCCTATATATTGATAATGAAAGTTGTAAATCATCATACATCATATATGACTCCATATTTGCATTACAGATATATCCTTCAACTATCTCAATATCATGGTCTTCAAACGATAGATATGACTCAAATAATCCTTTCTTATTCTTAGTAAAATATTTAAGCATTTCTGTAAATATTTCCGTTGCATCTTTTTTATAATCACCAATTATATCATCTTCAGATGTAAGGAATAGTGTCCACAGCTTATCAATTACAGTATCAATAGTTGTATTACCATTTTCATATTTTGATAATATTTGATATATACTATCAACACGTCTACAACTAGTACCATCCATTCCATCAATCTTAGTTTTTATTCTCTTATACATAAATCACCTTCACATCACCTGATATAACTTGTCTTTTTAGTTGCTTAAAATACTGAAGAGAAGATATCACCAGTCTTAAAAACATTGAGTG